CTCCCGTTTTCTTGAATCAATCCTCTCCATACTAAATCCACTCCATTAGATGTGTAGGTAGTTCCGTTTACTAAATCAATCCACTTTTGAGGAATACCATCTGTTTCTTTTGGGAAAATACCATATTTCAAATACGAATCAAAATCAGTTATTTCTTCTGGAGTTAAAAAACAATACATAAACGAACGGCAATATTCATCAATTAACCTTTCTAGTTCGGCAAACGATTTACTGTCTGCTTCATCCAAATTAGGAATTTCTCTTTTAGGTGCTTGAAAATATGTTTCGTTTATTATGTACATTTTTACAATTCTTTTTCTCCGTCTTGAACTTTTTGACTTTCTAAATCGGTTAACATTGGAGTACTTGAATCACGTTTCACAACGTTTTTTTCGTAATCCCCGATTAATCCTTTTGCTTTTAAAATAGCGGCTAATGATGGATGAACTTTGTCTTTATCTCCTTTTGTGTAAAAACTACCATCTTTTATAATTACTACTTCTACTAAGTCAAAATGACTATTTCCTTTGTAATCTGCTTGGCTTTTTACAATTTCTGATTTTTTTACTTTTTCGTCTGACATTTTACTTTATTTTTTAGTTATTAAATTAAGCCCCAAAATTAATCGGGGCTTTTCTTTTTAATTTACGCTACGTCAATTGCAGTTTTTACAGCTGCAAAAGTTGTTTTGATGAACGCAGTTTTCTCATTTTCGTAAATCCATAAATGGTAACGAGATTCTCCTATCAATGTGTACATATTGCTTTCAAAGTCAGAAATGATGTTCGCAGCAGTTGCGCTTCCTTGAATACCTTGACCAATTCTTACTGTGAAAGTTTTGTAGTTTTCAAAGTGAAGTTTTTTCCAATCTCCAACAATAAAAGTACCAGCAGGAACAGAAACGCCATCAGCAACCTCAACTACTCTAACCCCTGAGATTGTAGAACCATCAGGCATTACAAATGGTGGAAATACGTATTGATTTGTCGTGTCTTTTACAGCACCCATTGAATACACGTCGCTTGAAGCGACTAATACCGCATTTGGTACATATTTACCTTTTGATTGAATTTTAACTGCATAAATAGCAGCTCTAATCGCGTCATAGTTAGTTGGAGCGGTCGTTGTATCGGCTAAAGCACCAGCAACAAAAGCAGGGGCAAAAGCAGAAACAACTGTAAAGATGTCGCCTTGAATACCGATTGCGTGTTGATAAGCTAATTCATTACGAATAGCAGACATAATGAACGGTAAATCGTCTAAAGCCTCCTCAGAAATTTTAGTTCTACCAGCCATTTTTCTAGCTTGTGAATAACGAATAACATAAGAGATTGAAATCAATGGTTTCAATGCACCCTCTGCCGTAATTGCCATAGTTCCTTCTGTTGGCGATTTGTCAACATACTGGATGCTCGCTTTACTCGTACTTCCCCTAGAAAGGAATTGTAAAATGTACTCCTGCGCTCTTACGTCTTCGGCATACATGTTGATGTCTTGTGCTACATAAGAAACAGGAATCGAACCCGATGCAGTTACTGCTCCAGTAGCCATATTAATCGGTGCCTTTACAGTCAATTCAACTTCAAATCCGTTTTTTCCTGAAGCGTTTGATTTTTCTTTAATCGTTGGGAGTAAAGTTTTCAAGCCATCTTCAATAGCTGTCATTAAATCAAATCCTTTTTTACCAACGGCATTTGGATTTTCTTTAATGATTCGCAAATCTTCTTTGAACTCGTCAAACTGTTCTTTAGTAATCCCTAAACTTGTTTTCATTGCTTCAACTTGTGTTGCGATTTCAGTTTTTTGAGCTTCCGTAAGTTCAGATTTTAAAGTTTTGTTAGCTTCCGCAATTGCTTCTTTTTGCAATTTAGCCTCGTATTCTCTTTTGTCGGTGGCGTAAGTATCTCTTTCCGCTGCACTCATTGCCTCTAATTGGGCATCAGTTTTGTAAACAAACATAATTTTAATGTGTTTAGTTAATAAATGTTTTTTTTCTTGTTACTTCTTGAAGTGATTCCTCGGCTTCCTTTGATGAAGTGTCCGAGACGGCTTCATATATTATTGGAGTTGCGCTATTTGAACCAAATAAACACAAACTACCCTCTTTTTCAATACTAGCTTCATCTACTGCCCAAAAGTAGCCTTCTTCATTAGCTTTGTCAAAATTAACTATTTTTTCTATTCTTTCATCCCATAATGCTTTATTTTTTGATAAATCAGGATTTTTAGAATTAACTGCTAGATTCATTGTAATGTAACGCATCCTTACTGAATTTTCAAAAGATGTCTTTTCTTCTAATAATTCTTTAATTCTAGGTATTTTAATTTTGTCTTTTGCAATCTCATAAATCAATGCTTGTGTTTCTCCTTGATAATCAAAACCTAAATCTTTCCACAATACTGTTTTTACAAAAGCAGTTACATCATTTGGAAAAGCTATCACACTATCGATTGATAATTTATGTTCTAATACATAGAATATCTTTTTAGATTTATCTTTTAATGACTTATTCCATATATTAGGAAAATGAACATCGCCGTGAGAATCTAAAAAATTAGTTGTGTTAATTACTGGATAAACAAAACCCTCTTTTATAAATGAAAGTTTCTTTTCTGCATTTTCTTTTAACTCAAAGAATGTAGATACCGAATCAGATTCTTTAATAGTTGCTTTTTTTAGTTCCACTATTTTAGATTCATTTTTTACCAACTCGACAAACATCGATTCTTTATCGATAAACTCCTGATTTAACTCCTTGCAAAATATTTTCATTTCTTTACATCTTTATCAATTTCCTTTAATTTTTTTTCCAGCACTCTTTTAATTATTGGATTGGATTCCTGTGCTATTTGCGTTTTGATTTGTTCTTTGAGCTGATTCATAGTCTAGTTCTGTGAAGTTAGTATCTAATGTTTCATTTATTTCTTGCAATAAAACTCCTGCTTTCATTAAATTCAATAAAGATTCCGTTTTTATTTTTAATGTTTCTGCCCGTTCTTTAGCGAACACTTGCATAAATGGTAAATGCTCCCAATCTATAACTATTGATTTGCCTAAAATATCATAACCAAAAAAAGCAGAATGTCCTTCAAAAAACAATTTCCCTTTTGGTTGTAAGCAGTAAGAAACAAAAGCTCCTCTTGCTTTTTCCTGATTTTCGTAAGTTCCAGAGTTGAAGGCTTCCAATACATCTTTTGGTATCCCGTAAGCCGTACCAATTAAAAAATATTGATTTAGATTTATTTCGTCTAGTTTTAAATTAGCTATATTTTCAACAAATCTTTTAATATCAATCATTGATTTTACAGCGTGAACAGCCTTTTTACCGTTCATTTTAGTTTCAATGTCTTTTTTTTCAGGTTCGCCCATTGGCATTTGACTTGTGTTTTCTGGGTCTGCTTGACCCGCTACCATAAACTTTCCTGAGTAACGAATGTTTATATTCAAAGCATCCATTGAAGCTTCACTATTTGAAATGATTTTAAATAGTGAATCAATTCTACTTGCACCTCTAAACCAGTTCCCTGTGCCATTTGTCAAATCAGGCGTGTGAATGATATTACCCCATTTTAACTTATCTGTTGAACCATCGGCATAATTATATTCAATAAAAAAATTATCAATTTTATTTTTAGCTGATTTTGATAAGATTATTTTATCTTTATAAGTAAGCATTTCGGTTGAAAACTCTACTTTGTTATTTTCAAGGATATAAAGATTATTGTCTTCGGAAACTATTTTAGATTCACAATAGTTGTAAGTGTTTCCTATCATGTTCCAAAACATCACATCCCAAAGAAACTGCGATTGATTTTGAAAAGGATTAGGCTTTTTTATCATTTCAAGGAACGAGTCATTTTCTACTACTTTACCATTTTTATAAACATAAACTTCCCCCAAAGAAAATAAATCACATTGCAAAGCAATTACTTTTAGTAATGCTGGATTTGTAAAAACGGCTTGAAGTTTTTTATAGTCGCTTGAGTAGTCGTTATATTCGGCAGTGCCGTTTAATTGATGATTCATAAACGTTGTTATTTCGTCTAAAAATCCAAGCCCAAGCATATTTCTAATCCAACTCATTTACTAAAAATTTTAACAAATATATAAAAAAAACATTAAACTATACTTTTTTTATTATTCCTAATTTTTCCAACCATAAAACAATATATCGAGCTGGGTCCATTAAGTGATTATCTTTATCTTCAGCTTCTTCCTGAACAACTCCATATTTATCAACTATTCTAGAGTAATTTTCTTGTTCATAAGCTATATTTTCTGAACAGTCGGTATAAAAAACTTCTAAATTATCCAACAAATCAATTCCATCTAAAATACTCCCCTTTGGTTTTAAAGCTTCAATTGCTCTTTCCCATCCTGCATTACGTAGAGCTCTGATTTTTAAAGGTCTGTTATAATCGCAAATAATATCGTCATTTTGCGATATGTTTAATTTTCTAAAAAGCCACGTTACAAATCCTTCGTTTACCCCTTGAATATTTTGACGCTCTAAAACACTTAGTTTGTCCTGCCATTTGTTTTCGGAATCATAATTTAATTCATGAAGAAATAATTTTCCATCATAATATTTAGCTTCTAATATTCCAAAAGAATCTACCTTTCCCCAATCGACACCAATATATGTTTTAGTTTGAATTTTTAAATATTCGGAATAAGAGATAGTTTTCCAATTGAAAATCCTATTTGGTCTTTCGGCTTTTATTCCAAGCCCATAAATATCCCATTTTGTTATTGATGCTGATTTTTTTTCTTCATTTAATAAACATCTGTAAAGCTCTTTTAATCTATTTTCTGGAATGTTTAATAAATTAGTAGCGAAATTATAACTGTAAACTTCTTGTTCATTTATCATTTTACTTTCAACTGCAAAACTTCTTTTTATAGGCTGATAACCTAATATTTTTATTCTTTGTTCAGTTGGACAAAAAGGATTGTCTTTAAAAGTAGAATGGATTACTAATGTTCTAGGGTCTTTTTCTAAATCTTCACTCCAATGATCTCTTTTTGGATTTAAGTCAATAAAAACAAAATCGCTTGTTCTTTGGTCTATTTGGTCAAATGTGTCTTTAGATATTTTATAAGGTTCATTTAGCCAAGAGGCATCTTGTGTTAATCCGTGAACGGTTTCTTCATCATCTGTTCCGTGAACTTCAAAAGTAGAATCTGTATCGTAGGTAAATATTGATTCTGTTTTATTAAATTCTTGATTTATTTTATATCGATTTGTTGTTTTTAATCGCTTTAAAGTGTCGTTTAAAACCGTTTTTTTACAATCAGTTTTAGTATCTCTCCATACAGTTAATCGTTTGTTATTATATGCTCTAGCATATAAATCATAACAATCTATAAGAGATATTGTTTTAGAACTTCTAGAGCTACCTTTGTTAATTATGTATCTATATCTTCGGCTTCCGTCTGAATTTAATTCATGAATAGCGTTCCAATTTTTCTCAAAAACAACTGTGCATTGCAACTCCATTAATCAATGTCTTCTAATGGGTTAGAAATTCTAATTGTAATATTTTCGCTTTTTATAGGTTTACCATCTGTTGTAACGTCAGTTTTTTCAGTAAGTCCATTTAAACGCTGCGTGATGCTTGGATTTATAAGGTTCAAGAATCCTAATTTTATTTGATCGTGCCTAATTTCTCTCTTAATACGTGAACAGATGGGGAAATAATCTCTATAGCTTTCATTTTTTCCTTCAAAATATTCAGACAAATCAGGATAGTTTATAATCTCTTTATCCATAACAAAACATTCAAATCCCTCAAAAATCAGGGGTTGTTCTTTTTGTCTAAATACTCTTTCTGCATCTTTACCTACATAGTCTTCGACTAATACAGGATTTTCTTTTATTGAATTTTTATATTCAGTAAACAAATCCCACATTTTTTTAGGTGTTTCTATATATTTTGTTCCGTGAGGTCGTGCCATAATATTCAAAATTACGAATTTATTTTTGATTCCAATGTTATTTCTGTAATAAAACCGCTAATGTATAAAATATCGTGTAAATAATCCTCTTGGTATCGTGTTAAAACTTTTTTAGATTCATTATTTTGTTTTACTATTCCAAGTTTTTTTATAAATCTATGAACTACATCTTGTGATATATTACATTCTTTGGCTATTTGTTTTACTGATTTCATAGTTTATTTAGGTTTAAGAATTTATCACTATAATCAATTTCAACTTCAAAAAATCCGCCTCTTTCGTCTAGGTAGATAAAAGAATACACCCAATGCCATTTTTCAACTTTATCAATCCATTTTGATGGTAGTTGACTGTTTTTTCTAAGACCTGATTGTCTGAAAGGTCTGCCTAGTTTTGATATTTGAGTTTCAAAGTTTAGCTTTATACTTAAATCTTTGGTAATCTTAATTTCTGTTGCCATTCTGGATAATTATAAATTTCTTTTTTAATACAGGAAAAATTTTCTCTTTCGATAAAGTTTTTTTCAATGTGGCAAATAGTTTTGAAGACATCAAAAACCGACTGACAAATGAAATATAAAACTTTTTTTTGTTCCATTTCGGGGAGAGTTTCTTTTTGATGTTTTGTGAAAGTACCCTTTGGTAATTTCAATTCCAACCCAAAAAACATTGAACTATTTTTGTAAAATACGGTGCAATCTGGCAATCCGTTCTTTGAAGCAAAATGAACCCATCGACCCTCAATAAATGCTATTCCGCTGTTTTGTCTCCACCAAAAGTAACCTGTTTTTTTTAGAAAACTATTCACATCTTCTTGTAGCTCGGATTCTTTAGCGTACACTTTACCATCGTATAAATCTAAAATATTGGATATTTTTTTTAAAAATATAGATTTTTCAATTGTGATATTTTCGTATTTTAAATTAGCTTTTTTTTCGTAAACATCAATTCCTAAATGTTTGTCTATTGCTTTGCTAAATTTCATTTTTGTTTTAAAATCTTTGCGAATATCAGGCAAATTATGCGTTTCAATATTTCCGCAAAAATCCAAGATAATACAGTCAGATTTACCATTAGCCATTGATTCCTGTAAACTATTGCCAAATAGTCGAAGTCCACGCCCGCAACATTGTATATATTTTTTCCAAGCACTCATTTTGGTTGCCAAAATAACACAACTCAACGATGGTTCGTCAAAACCAGCGGTTAATATTTCGATTGAAATAAGTCCTTTTAAATTGCCGTTTTTAAAATCCGTAAGATATTTATCTCTATCGAATTTTTTTGTATCTGCCGTTATTATTTGCGCCGAAATATCATATATTAAAAACATTTCAAATAATTGTTCGCAATGAATTTTAGAACTTGCAAAACAAATGAATTTACGATTTTCGCCAAACTCTAAATATTGCTTTACAATTGACCTGTTAATATCATCAGTTACATTTTCTTCTTCCGATATTTGAAAGTTGAAAGGTGCAAAGCATTTCATAGGAACGAGCCAACCTAAACCAATTAAATCAATTGTTTGATAGTCATCAATAATGCAATCAAAGCCATCTAAAATGCAATCATTGTCATCGACTGGCGTGGCACTCAAACCGATTACTATTGAATCAGGAAAACGAGTAAATAAATTTTGAATTAACTTTGAATTATAGCCAAAATGTACCTCATCAATGATTATTATTTTAGGGGTTTGAATTTCTGTTTTAATTAAAGTTTGAAGAGTTGTGATCAAACATTTGTAATCGTGTTTAAAATCTTTATTTGAGCCTTGCAAAAAATCGGTTTCTATTCCTTTAAATTTGTCCCTTGTTTGTTCCGCCAGCGTAATTCTGTGACTTGTAAATACTACTGAATTTTTTTTTGATATTGCGTTTTTAATAATTTCGTTAGCCAAAATAGTTTTACCAAACCCTGTGGCTAACGAACATAAAATACGTTTATTTCCT